CGACACGTCGCAACGTGTCCAGCCTTTTTAACTTGTCGAATTCCAAGAAAAGCCTGCAAGTCTGTGGATCTTAAGTTAAATCCAGGTACAAAAAAGGTAAATGGGCTGTGGAAATCATCAATGTTGTATTGAGCCATTAGTGAATCGTAAGTTTCACTTGGCAAATCTTTTGCCCACCCGTGAGAGCGAAGCATCAACAACATCTCATACAATGCTTTATCATCTGTGTTTACCATACCACCTTCAATTGTTGAGAGTTGGTGGCCAAAGTAAAAAGAAAAAGATGACATATCGCCAACTGTACCCACCATAGATCCATCTTGATATTTGGCACCCAAAGCAGCACAGGCGTCTTCTAACAGTAGAAAGCCATATTTATCTTTTAGTTGTAAGAACCGCTCCCTGTAGTGGGGAACACCAAGCACTTGTACAAAAATTACAGCATCGGGGCGCTCTCTTTCGCAGACTTGTTCTAATTGATCCAGGTCCATACCATAAGTTTTAGGATCTGCTCCAACCATAATTGGTTGTAAGCCAAGTTGAATAGCTGGGGATATGGTAGTAACCCATCCAACAGATGGTACAACAATCTTTTTATTTGGTATTCTCCCAGCGTACATCGCAGCTGCCACCATCAAGAGATTTGCAGAAGAACCTGAATTGTTAAATACAGAGTGCTTGGTTCCTATGTACTTCGCCCAGTCCTCCTCTACCTGCCAAGTTAATTCACCCTTGGTTAGTCTTGGATAGCTTTTTAACCAGTTACACAAAGCATCGATATCTTCATCATTAATTGTCTCTTTAGCTAACGGGTACTTAATCATTATAAACCTCTCTATAAGCTTTCAACTATTTTAATAACTGCTCTTTCGTACAGCTTTACATCTCTTAATTTAGGATTTGAGTATCTTTGTTGAGCCTGCTGTAAAGTTTCTTCAACAGAGATAAACAAAGATTCACCCAGTTTACAATAAACATCCTTGTCTAGGTATTCATATCGATAATCTTCAAGGTGTGTTTTTTCTCTTTTTAAGACGTCGTAATACAGTGAATTTGGATTATTTGTTATAACTCCAAAATCAAAAGATACTCTTATTCCACCTTCATTTAAACTAGTTCTGTGCAAACAGGCGTGATCAAATACATTCACATAACCCATTCTAGCACATCCTAAGAAATTTTTATCCCCAAACTTCTTTAATCCTTCATCATAATTCGATAACGGAAGAAAAAAGTCACTGGTGACATTCACTGGCTCATAAAACTCAAGCTTTGTTGACGGATCTCCTATTAGGGCAACACCCAAAATAGCATCACCAACGTGAGAAGCCCAAGCATCAGAATGTAATTTTGTTGTAGCCAGTGGTCGAGTGTGATCTAAATCCCCACTTTTGCCTGACATAACTCGAACAGTGCAAGGTTGTACTGCCAAGAAACTATCAACAATCCCAACATTTTTTAAAGCACTAACAATGTTTCTTTGTAGCTCATTGTATTGTACAATGTTCTCCTTCTTTGGGTGAAAAGCGCCGTTCGGTGTCCTATTGGGCAGATTTAAGATTTGTTTCTCGTATCTAACTAAAAAATCCTTATCTATAACAAAATCTTTTTCTGGATGTGCTGCCAACAGAGTTTCAGCAATATAATTTGTCACTGAGTTCATCAACTTCGTATAATCCCCATCTGGGAGTTTAATGTCGAAGTATATCCCGTGATCGCGCTCTAACTCACAACTTTCTCTTATTTTATCGTAGAGGCTGGTCCTCTTTTGTATTAATGAATTATTCAT